GAGAACGGTCTTGCTGATTATCCTAGAAATGGTAATACAGCAAGAATCTTTTACAAAGATTTAGAAAAAGCACAGGCTGCTTTGTACTACTTAAAGAAATTAAACAACAACGAAGAGGAGGTAGCGTAATGTTTGATGTAATTAGTTATGACGCAAATGGCAACGAAGATAAAGCCATGGCAAAAAAACTCAAAGACGGATTTGCAAAGGTGTATGACAACATGTGCAAAGAATGTCTAGGTACTGGCAAAAGAAAGATCACTTTTGAAGATCTTTCTGGTAATCCAATACCAGAGAAAACTGTTTATTTAAAATGCAACTGCAAGGAGGTGGTGTAATGGCTTACAAAAGTGAAGTAGCAAGATGCGCAGCTGAGATAAGAAAAATCTTAAAAGATAAAAATATTAAGGCCAGCGTAAGGTCCGAGCAATTCAGCATGGGCAATAGCGTTGATGTTGAAATTAAAGAAATAATTGATCCAAAGGTTTACAAAGACTTGCAAGAAAGATTGGCTAAATATCAATATGGTCACTTCAACGGCATGGAGGATATTTACGAATATAGCAATGACAGGGACGATATACCGCAAACTAAATTCTTGTCTATAAAATACGACTGGAGACTACATGACCATGCGTTACAAAAAGTTGAAGAGTTTGTTAGAGGCAAAGTCAATTTGGGTTACTCCCATAACCCCGACTACGAATATAAAAGATTAGCAGGCGACTTACTTTATGGAAGAGACGATTTTATCGCTTGGGAAGAAGTTGAAAATGTGATTAAGGAGGTGGCGTAAATGGTTACAGGTATAGAGGTGTATATGTTTACTTTGATGTGCGAACTGCAAATCCAAAAACATAGATATGATAAAAAGCATAATTGTGATTATGATTTTGATTATGATGCATGGTGGAAAAAGAAAAGTAAATTAGAAAAACAAAAGTGCAATATTGTTTCAGCTTATATGAATTGACAAAGACGCGATACCATTCAGCAGCTATTGGTAAATCAATACAAATCTGAGATCTCTACAACTTGGACGCCGTCTAGGTTGTAGGGTTTAAAATCGTCTTTATCTTTACACTTCAACAATAAGGCTAAGGCCTGTTCATTTCTGGCTTGAGCATATTTCAAGGCTTCATCTGATAATGTATATACTGCATAAGGAAATGGATCTTGTTTCTCTTGGGCCAAAAACTTAAAACCATCGGCACGCAAATCTAAGGCTCTACATGCATCAATATAGAGTGCAGCTTGCATGTGATAGTTGAAAGCATTAATAGCGCCTTTAAAGCCACGAGGTGAAGCGTCACGGCAAGTTTTAAGGTCCCAAACATCTACATTGTCATACCAGTCCATACGACACTTAAAAGGATGGCCATGCCATTCAAATAATAAAGTGTGTTCTACCTTATCGGTTTCTTTAGGTATATATTCTTTCACAACCTCTCGACGCTCCATACAGGTGTCATACATGTCTTGAGTAATCACAGTACGATTGCCAACAGAGCTCATAAAATCTTCGTATTCTTCTTTACCGACTTTAGTTCTGCGGTCTATCTTTGGTTGAATTACAAACTCATCATCAAACTTATGATGCTCTAAAAATACGGTGTGTTGCACTCTACCCTCAAGTAGGGCTGGTGTTTGCACCATGTCCTTCTTATTCTTCCAGCTGAACGGGCATTTTATGACCGATGTTAGATCGTGAGATCTGAAAGCTGGTACGCTTGCATACTCTTCATAAGGTATGTCTTCATATATTCCTACTTTAAACTCCACTTCTTGCTTCCTCCATTTCTTCTTGTGTTAAATCAAAACAGTTTAAATTACCTGCTACTGTACGACGCTCACCTTCACCAAAAAAAGGATAGACACAATGTTGCATCCAAGATGGAAACATTAATAGTTTGCCAGGCTCAGGTTTAACGTAACGCGATTGCGACGGTCTAAGATTCTCTGGATCCCCAGTTTGGTTTAAACCGTAAGTAAAATTAATGAATCCATCAATAGCGCCAGACTCATTATATAAATCGTATCGTAGATCTTCTTCTTCCCCTGGTCTTAGTATTTGGTCTGGAACCTTGGTCCAGGTAGTAAAAGATATACCCATAGGTGAAGTAGTCATGTGGTCGTGAATAGGATTGTAGTCACCTTCAAAACTATGAACGGACCAGAGCTTATCTATACTTATTTTTTTCGGCTTGAGAGGAGATTTAGTTTGCTCGACAAAATGTTTTAGATAAGCTAGGCCCAAATGCTCTACAATGTTTTTAAACTTTTGTAACTCTTGGTCATTATAGTTCATTTTTAATTGTTCGCCTTGATGTATTTGTCCTACTAAAGAATCGCTGGCTGACTCTCTAAGTTCATTTGCTCTTAAGCCGTCTAAGTAGGTGTTGAGATCCGCAACGATTTCATCTGATATATTGTGCTGCAACATAATTGCAGCAGGTAAAGAATAGATTTCATATTCTATTTGGTTTTCCATCCTTCCTCGTCTTCAATTAGATTAACTAGATCTGTCATTATTAATGAGTAGCCTACCAAGTCGTCAGCGCTATCTTCATGTTCTGGATTGTTGATAATGCGACAAGATTTAAAGGCTAACATCATGGCACAACACTGTGAGGGTGTTAGTTCAATACCTAACATGCCACTCCAGGTTTTTGATAGTTGCACAAAAAACGAATCGTGTCTGCTGTAGCTCTCGCCTTTCTTGTCTAATAGTTTTGCTATCTCTGTAGCTTTATTGTTAAATTTATTCTTAGCGTTCATAATTTTTATTGTAAGGTGGTGAGCAACCCCTTCTCATGTTGTTGAAAAGGTTGGTGTGAGACATAAGGAGATTGGTCGCTCACCGCAAACTTAATTTAAAAAGGAATGTCTGACTCTTTTTTATTATCCTCATCAAAGTCAGGGCTGTTCATATCTGCCGCTGCTTTATCTGCTAATGATGACAAACTTTCAGCTTCCTCACTTTTGGCTGGTGCTGTACTATCATTGTTTTCATTGGCTGCAAGATACTCATAGCTTTTTTCTATGTCTTCTTGTTGCCACTGTGGTAATGTTTCAAACACATCACACATCGCTTTAGTTTCGTCACTCGACTTACCTCTAAATTCATCGCAGTACACATCTAAGTCAAAAGATTGCATTTCATTAGCGGTTTCTACTTTCTGTATGCCGCCGTCAGGTCTTTGCAAATTCATTATCTTAGGATTGCCGCCTTCTGAAAATTCAGTTGGTTTTGTCTTGCCTACTTCGATACGAGCAGAGCAACCTAAAAGACTTTGTAGGTCAAAGCCACCGAGTTCTTCCTCAGTAAAACTTTTACCACGCCAGGCTTCTAAGTCTTTACGCAAAGCTGCTGCTTCAAACAAAGACATGGTGTAGGTTTTAGAAACGCTGAATGGTCTACCATCGTCCATGGTAATTGCATTGGTTTCTGGATCTAAGGCTTTAGTTACTTCAAAGCTAATATGCACTCTGTGTTTTTTATTAACTTGGCCTTTGTATTCTTGGTCTGTTGTTCCAAGATCTATAATGCGATAACAAGTACCTGTGTAGATACCTTCATCAAGTTTTGCGAAGTTTTCTCCGCTGCCGTCTGTACTTACTGTTAGACTCATAATTCAAATCTCCTATAAAAATTGTTTGCAAATCATAGCAAACTTGGATACTATTCTATATACTTTTATAAATAAAGCAATAAGAAATTAATTGGTGGCTTATTGACTAGCGAAGAGCTCAACTTAGTATCTGGAAGTTTTTAAATTTTTCATGCGAGTTACTAAGCGGGAACATTAAGCCACCTTCAATATAAAATGATGTATGGCACTAAAGATAAGCAAACCTAATAAAAACTTTGACACACCTTTCACCAGAGATTACGAAATACAATTTAGAGATTTTCTAGCCAGCAATGGTTTAGAACCAGATCCCAAAAAGGGATTGATTACCGATGGTTCAATAGGACGTGCATACATCAACGTTGGTAATCAAAGAAAGCTCGTGGGTTGGTATCAAGTGTGGCTTGATCAATCGGTCCCCTTCGGACGTTTGGGTGACTATCGTAGTAGCGCTGACCAACCCACAGCTATCTGGAAGCCAGAGAACTCTCAACGTCGTCGTCTGACCAAAGAACATAAAGCGGAGATTGCCGCACTACAAAAGAAAGCTGAGGTCAAAGCCGCAGAAAAGTATTCGCAGGCTGCCAAGCGCGCTCAGTCGATGTGGGAAGCATCGCAACCCTGTGAGAAACATCCTTACTTAGAAAAGAAGAAAGTATTGTCTTATGGTTTACGCCAGGACAAACACGGTAATCTAATGGTCCCGCTGTACGATAAGCAAATGTCTATAGTTGGTCTACAGTTTATTGCCGCCGATGGCACCAAACGTTTCCTTACTGGTTCTAAAAAAAGCGGTAGCTTTTTTCTTCTCGGTAGAGAAATATTTGATAAAGCCAAAGTATTGAACTATGCCGAAGGCTATGCCACAGCTGCATCTATCTACGCTGATCGCTCACAGCCCGTCGTCGTCGCGTTCGATGCCTACAACTTAGCGCCTGTCGCAGAGGTTATGTTCGAGCATTTTAAGTCGCTGAAACACGTCTTTATTGCCGACAATGATGATAGTAAAACAGGTGAGAAAGAAGCGGCCAAGGCTTACCAGGTTATTAAGAAAGCTGGCGGTCTTGCTGAGGTACAAATGCCTGAAACTAAGGGTGATTACAATGACCATAAGAACGAAGTTGAAGTTCTGGAAGGAGAAGTGGTCTTACAAACATTAGACCTACCAGTGGAGTATGACTTTCAGCGCAGTGCAAGCGGACGCTTCCTGAACACGAAAGACAACATTGGTGGAGTGTTGAAAACACATGGCGTGGATGTGCGCTATAACGTCATCAAGAAGAAGATGGAGATTGAAATACCAGAGACAAAGTTTATCGCTGACATGAGAGAGGAAGCCTCGCTGATTGAGATTGAGAACCGTTGTATTAACATGGGCATACCACACACTAAGGTACGAGACTATCTCAAGATCCTCGCTGAGGAATACAACCCTGTGAAAGAATGGATTGAATCTGTCCCTTGGGACGGTACTTCCAGACTCCAGGCATTTATGGATTCGCTGGTAACAGAAGAGTCCGCGCAGCTGAAGGAAATGTTACTTAAGAAATGGTTAATTAGCTGTGTAGCAGCTGCTTACGAAGACAATGGCGTTGAACTCGAAGGTATACTCGTGCTGCAAGGTGCTCAAGGCCTAGGTAAAACATTATGGTTTAAAAGACTGTGCGACTATAACAAAGGCTGGCTGTTAGAGGGTGCAACACTTAATCCTTCCGATAAAGATAGCGTGAAGCGAGCTGTCAGTCACTGGATAGTAGAGTTAGGCGAGATTGAGTCTACTTTCAAGAAGTCCGACATTGACCAACTCAAAGCCTTTGTGACGGCGAAGACGGATGAACTAAGATTGCCGTATGACAGGGCGTTTACGACCTATCAAAGAAGGACGGCGTTCTACGCCTCAGTAAATGCACGCGAGTTTCTGACGGACACGTCGGGGAATCGAAGATTCTGGGTACTCGCGGTCAAAGATATAGACGTCAATCATGGCGTAGACATGCAACAACTCTGGGCCGAGGTTAAAGACACCATGTATGTGAAGGGCCAGAAGAACTGGTTTCTATCACCAGATGAGCGCGAGCTTCTGCAAGACAGCAACGAAATGTATCGTACACAGTCTAGTGTTGAGGATCTTATCCTAGAGCATGTGGACTTTGA